TATCAAACCGGATAGTGCTAGTATCCAATCGGTAACACTCGGCGATTGCCGCTTTTTTTTGCGCACTCGCATAATGCATCACCTCCTTTTCTTTAAGATGATTATATTATGCCACTAGTTGAATAATATGTCAAGTGTTTTGTGGAAAAATTTTGCATTTTTTTTCACAAAAAAAATGCGTAACCGGCAAACACCAATTACGCATTAAAGACAGCTTCTGCAGCTTTTAAGCCATCAACATATCTACTATATAGCGGCTTACGGATTTGCCCGCCGCCGCTGCTTTTTGTTTGATAGCTTCTTCTTCTTTAAGACAAGATATAACAATACGCCCTGTTTTATAGCCGGTATTATTGGTAGTGCTGCCCTTTTTTCTTCCTGCGCCTACCCGCCGGCCGCCCCGCGAATCTTTTTCTGCCATCGGCGCTGCCTACCGTAAAAACCGTGATAATGAAATGAGTATTTGCAATACCTGTAGAACAATAATTGCAATCATTATTTTTTCAAGCCGTGTCATATTACACCCCCTTAGTAAACTTTATAATCAGATAAAACGCATATACAATAATAAAACCTGCACACAACCATGTAAATCTTTTCGTCATATTGACACCCTCATAAAAAGTAAGCATCATAAAGCCGAAGTTCTGCCTTCGACCCGCGCCGCTTATTTAAGCAGCGCTTGTAGTAAAGCGGCAATCGCTAAGAGTGCAGTGGATATCGCAACTATCCACTCTGTAACATTCGGACGATTGCCGCTTTTTTTGCGCTTTTAATTTTTTTTATCCACCGTCTTTTTAGCCCGCTTTCCGGGTTTAGGACGCTGCAAAAAACGCTCATAGTCAGATTCAGACCATAAATAAATTTTAGCCCTATCTGAACCGGCAAACGGCACCCCGTTTTTTAATGCCCACATACGCGCTGTTATAGTGCTGCAGCCTGCTTTTTCGGCTACTTCATTTGTAGTCATATTTACCCCCAAAGTCTAAAAAGCTGATAGCCGCAATTGATAACACCTAACACTAAGATAATAATATACAGGTAAGCCTTAATACCTTTTAACTTAATTTCCATTTGACACATCTCCATAAAGTCATTATAGTAACTGGGAGTCGCCCCCCCCCGCCGCCGCGCCCGATTATCTGCTAATCAGGCTTAAAATAAATCCGGTAATCGTTGCGATGTCGGCTAAAACACTCAACACTTGCCGGATACCAAAGCCGCATTTTGCTTTATGCTTATGCGGCTTTTTCTTTTTCATACTTATCACCCCCTTGTCTTTAAGATGTTTTTATTATATCACCGGTGATATTTTATGTCAACGGTTTTGTGAAAAATTTTTGAATTTTTTTTCACAAAAAAAATGCGTAACCGGCAAACACCGATTACGCATTACACATTATTCAATTATCCATTACTTACACCCCATACGGCGGCGTCTGTTCGGCAGTCATACACGGTTGACCGGTTTCGGATTGTCCGGCGCTATACGCTTGAGTAATCCGCTCCAACTCCTCAAGTTCTTGCGCAAGCTCCAAACAGGAAGCGCGGAATCGGCCGATATGTGCAATCGGCACACCGTCCGTATACGCCACCCTACAGAAAAGCCCCACTTCTTTAAAAAGCGCCTGCGCCCGCTGTTCACGCTTACCGCACGCAAAAAAGCCATCGGCATCTAAAGTAGAATCAATAATCCTGTTATGTTTAAAATCGATATAGCGTTCACTCATACTGCTGCCCTTTTTGCCTTGTCCCGATATATTAAATCGGTAATAAACGCAACCTGCCGCTCTTTTTCTTGCCGCTCCGCCTCTGTTTTCGGTTCTGCAAGCCGTTCGGTTTTAACAAGAATTTTGACCGCAGCATACATAATCGCTCCGTAAAGCCCGACAGCATCTTCTTTGTAGTACAAAGCCGCTTCATACACATCACGGGCTATACTATCCGTTCTTTCTTCCAAGACATCAAAACCAAGCTCTTGTACATCCGTCTTTTGTGCATTCGTATTCATAATCGCCCCCTTAAAAAGCATTTACAGCCGGAGTACCCTCCGGCTGATTGCGTTAAAAATAAAACTCTTCAACCCATTTATTATCCGGCACATTATTAAAAAGCTCGTCTGCACCAGAACTGTACGAACTTCCGCCGGGAAAGCGGTATACAGGCCCGGATTTGTCGTTTCCAACATATTTGCCGATAGCCCCGCTATGATCGGCAAAGAGTGCATGATAAACCTTTCCGCCGATGATCATCTTGTGTTTCATTTCGATGGTATTACCCGCTGCTTGCACCCAATTCGGCAACAGTTCCTTTAATTTGCCAAGAGACCGCTCAAGCATTACAATATCGTACAAAACAGAATTCATAGACAATTCATCGCACACCTCTTTCATCTCTGCCATTGAATGTACAAGCGTTGTACTTTGCTGATCAATTAACCGCTGCCATTCCGCAATCGCGTATTGTTCTTTTCCTTTCATCATTATTATGCCTCCTATCAATTAGCTATTTAATTTATGATTATATTATAATCAATTTTAGTTATATTGTCAAGAAGAATATAATATATTTCGATTATTTTATAATCAAAATATTGCATTTTTTACTTAAATTTGATACTATATTTTTAGGAGATAAGTAGGAATGGGAGCTGGAAAAATTATAAAACAGTTATTGCTGGAACGAAATATGTCTGTCAAAGACCTCGCCGAAAAGATGAGCATAATCCCCCAATCGATGAGCAATAAAATATACCGCGACACCTTTTCTTATGATGAGGTGGTCAAAATAGCCGATATTTTAGATTGTGATGTTAAGATTATAACGAGAGACACAAAAAAAGAATTTATGTAAAAAAAAGGCGGGCATATCGCCCGCCTGAATATTAAGCTCCTAAAGATGTAGTAACTTTTTCAAAAATGCCTCTTTCCAGTGGATCGGGTTTCTTTTTAAGTTCATATAGTTTTTTATAATATTCTAAAATATCCGCATTATCTGCCGCTTCTTTTTTCGACTTTTTTAGAATAGTATTAAATTCGGCAATACTTACAACCGGAATGTTTTTAATGGCATTTTCGGCTGTTTTATCAGAAATCGCCGGTATATGCACTTTGAGATATTCACTAATAACATCAATTTCAGCCTTGGCAATTTTACCGTCTGCTTTTGCCAAAAACATAAACAGTTTAAATACATCTGCTTTTTCTTGCATAAAGCGATATACAGCATAGCCGCCGGAGTGCATGAAAATATCACGAAAATAGACTATAGGATTGCTGATAACTTCATTCTTATATTCAATGCGGGTAATCCTATCAGTCAGAAACATGCGATCTTCCTTTCTAAGCATACAAAACGCATTCAAATACACTTTATCATCTTTAAGCGTTATAGATTTTAGTACGATTTCACGCTTGGATAACGCTCCACTCGAATCTTTATACGACATAGAAAATACAGGATATTCTTCAAAACCAGAATCTAACATATCAGCGGTATCGAATTCCTGTTTTTCTTGATACTCCGATTCTTTCGGCTCATTTTGTACATACGTATCAATATGCTGCGTTATATGCCGCGCCAACGCTTTTCGCTTATCAGCCGACATTTCTTTCTTTGCTATTATTTTATTGGCGCTTACACAAGCAAGGATAAAGAAAAGAACCATATAAAAGTAAGTCCAAAAATCTTTTTGTTTTTCAAAAAAACCAGCAATAACAATAAAAATACAAAGACATAAAAAGCCGAACCATAGCAACTTTTTTAATTTATCAGACATAGCAACCTCTTATCAATGATATTTTCTATAATCTATCATAGCATACGATAGCAAAAACACCAATAGAAAGCAGCTGTAAAACGTACAAAAGTTCTTAACTTGCCCCGGGGCAACCGCACAGGCGATGCCGGATACAGACAAGAAGAATATCTTGACAGTTCGTAATATATATATTACATTAGAGGTATGATAGAAATACGAAAGACCGATAAATATACCAAATGGTTTGATGGGCTAAAAGATAAAAAAACGCAAGCCATAATAGATATGCACATTGATAGAATGAAGCTCGGTAATTTCGGAAATTCGGAACCTATAGGCAATGGGTTATCAGAATTAAAAATACACTATCAAGCAGGATTTAGAATTTATTATAAACGTCAAAACGATGTAGTAATCATTTTACTATGCGGCGGTAATAAATCGACGCAGCAAGATGATATTTTAAAAGCGCATAAAATTGCAGCGGAGGAAAACGTATGATAACGAAATGGGACATGGCAGACAATATCAAAACTCCAGAAGATGTAATAATTTATCTATCTACAGCCCTTGAAGAAGGTGAGCCTGCTGACGTGATAAATGTAATCGGCGCAATCGCCCGTTCTAAAGGAATGACAAAACTTGCAAAAGAAGTCGGTGTAAGCCGCGAAGCGCTCTATACTTCATTATCCGAAAAAGGCAACCCATCTTTTATAACAATTTTTAATTTACTGCGCTCAATGGGGATTGCACTGCAAGCGCAAAAAATATCCGCTCCTATTCATGCAAAACCGGCGGCACCCCCCGAAATGGAAAAAAAAAGGGGGGGCATATCCCCCCGCCTCAAATAATACTTATCGGCGCCGTTTGTATTCGATATACCAGTACACAGCGATTAAAACGGCCCCCGCAAGAGCAAGGATAACCACGCCCTTAAACCGCACCAAACCGGCAATAGTTAAGACGACAACGCCAAGCCAAGCGCACACCAGCGAAACAATCCATCGCTTTTTATCGTCTCTGTTTTTAACGGCAATAACTGTAGCAAGCAACGTCCCGCAGAGCATTACAATACATCCGGCGGTATCAATCAACCAACCGACACCGTACCTCATAAAAACAGCGCCGGCAGCGATAAGCGCCGCCGCAACCGTTACCCACATGCTTTTTTTCATAAAAGCCTCCTCTATCAATTACACATTATTTTTTAGTTCTTCCAAACTAAAAAATATCGGTATTCCCAGCAATCTCGCAATGAACAATTCAACCCGAACCCCTTTCGATTTTTTATAATTTTTCAGAACAATAACATGCGTACAGTTTGCCAATTCTGCAATGCAAACACGCATATAATCTTCCCACGCTGCTTTCTTTTTCTTTTTGAGGATACATGATATTTCCTCAAAGTACGCATCAACCCGTTTTGCGAGCCGCCTCGGATTGACAATCGTTACATACGGTACATCGCAAAGAAACGTTTGTAGCGCTTTCTCCATTTTGTAAAACTCGGGATCGTTATTGTGTTTTATCCCTGTAACGGGACCGGAAATATAAACCGTCATAGCGCCATCTTTATACGCAGTCATATTCTATTTTTGCAGCCGCCGTATTTTTTCAAAATACGATTGAATAGCATCTACTTCAATTTTATATTCCGCTATCTTTTGCCAATACCACAGCGGCATGCTTACCGTCTCTGTTGTATCATCAAAAACGACCGGTTCAGGATCGGGAAAGAGCGGAAAAACGACATCGTACGTTTCGTAGACATATTCAATTTTAGGACTTGTTACGCAAGCTGTTATTGACAGCATTAAACTTATCACGGCTGCTGCCAGCACCGGATAGCGCTGCTTTTTTCTGATTTCCATGTTGAAAAACCTCCTCTTTTATTTTTGCTTTTTCGCTTTCATAGTATTTTTTATCCGCTTCTTTCTGCGCTGCATCTCGCGCAATTTCGCGTTCGATTTTCGCCCGTCCCGTTTTCCAGCCGAAAACGAAACAGGTGATCGCAACGATTAAAAGAACGGTAATACACACCACAACAATAGCAGTAATCATATACACCACCTCTTAACTTGCACCGGGGCAAATTTACCCCAGTTTTATATCCCGTATTTTTTCAAGCCAAATCGAAAAATACACCGGCATAAAAATACCGGCAATCGCAATACCGGAATAAATAATGTCGTTTGTTTCAAGCGACACTATTCCGAACCCTTTGCACAACGTTAAAACGATAATCCACACAGAAGCAAAAATCTGAGCAAACAAAGAATATTCTTTTGCTCCCGTTTTCTTCTTTTCAGTTTCCGCCAATTTTGTTTTTTCTTCCGTCATAAAAAGCTCCCTTATGCTTTAATGCAACTATTTAATTCTGCCTATCAGATACGCAGTAATTGCCGTAACAATCATCGTTAAAACGATACCGCCGATTTTCTTTACCAGTGCAAACGTTGTCGTTGCACTTTTGTTTTCAAGAATATCCAATCTTTTTTGCGATATATCTTTCCATGCAAATAAGATTTTGAATTTTCCCTCAAGCGCTTCACCATCTTTATCTTCAAGGGCGCTTCTTTTTTCTTGTTCATGCTTCCATTGAACGAGCTTTGCAATTTCCAATTCGACATCATCAAATTTTTTATTCATGCCGTTTAATGACGAAAAAAAACTTTTTTGCTCTGCAAGCACTTCACTGATTTTCTCAAACGTCCGCTCTTGCTTATCCAACCGCCGATTTAAACCATCCATTTCGGCTTGAAGCCGTGCATCATTTTCAACACTTTCCTTTTGCAAGGAATATAGTTGACGCATAAGTTCTTTCTGTGTCATCACAGAAGCATCATCGCTACCCATTGAGTACCTCCGCTAATCGTTCTTGTTCCTCTTTTGTTAAGTATACCGGCTTACCATTATTGTCCTCATCGATCGCCGAAACAAACCCGAGCCGCTTCATAAGTTCGCGCTCTTGCGCAATTTTATACTGCACACTCTTAAAACTCATTCCGCTGAATTTACGGGCAACTGAATCAAAAGTAATTACACCCAATGAAAGAAGCGTCCGCATAGCATTTGCTTCCTTTTGAATATCTACACTCGGCCGTGAAATACTTGACCATTCGCACTTTAACCACGCGCCGCGCAATTGCCATAAGGCAGGGATAAAAGCAACCTGCTTAAAACCGGGAATATCGAGCTGTCCTTGTAAAACCGATTGAATAATGAACTCTGAATAGATAAGCTGGCAAAAGTCTTTAGCGTTTTTGAACGCACGGTATTTTAAGAAAATATCCAGCTCGTTATTTGCCTGCCGTGAAGCGGAATAACTGGAATCGAATTTAAGCATAACAATTTCAGGCGGTATTTCATTTGTCCAGCAAATAGCCGAAACAATTGCTTCTTCAAAGGTTTTAAAATTGACATTTGGACGATTCGTGTTAAAGCTCACCGGCTCTTCTCCCGGCGCTAATCCGTCAAGCACTGTACCGGGAGACATCGGAAGTGTTGCCGGAACCCCGCCGACTCTACAATCAACCGCCGCAGGCGTCCCAGCTGCCGGAGTAGCCCGCGTCATATTCAAAAGCGGATTAGTACCGATCGGAGTACTCGGCGCTTTTTTAATAAAAAGCGGCAACAGCGCATTTACTACCGCAGCCCGCACCTCTGCATCACGGTACCGGTCAAGGTCTTTCATCATGTAAAGCGCATTTGCAAGAAGCGGCATACCGCGCACTTCATCTAATAGCTTATCACCGCCGTACACCATCCAGCTGATCTGCCTGCCGGATTTTTCACCAAATACGGGAAGCCGTGTATGCTTTATTTCATTGCCGACCACTTCCCGCACCCAATACGCAACATGCCGCCCCTGCTTGTTTAACTCAACACCGTGAATAATTCGGTTTCCGTTTTTCGGTGTATAGTCAAGCGGCGTCATAATGGCATTGCCGTTAAGCCAATCCCAACAGGGTAAACCTGTTTGCCCGTTAATTCGGGAAACAACAACACCGTCTCCGCAAAGCATCGCTTCAAGCCGTACCTGATTTTGAAATTCCCCGAAGGTAAGCTGCTTTTTATAATCAAATACCGTGTAATCGGACGCATAAAGCTCAAACGCTTCACTCATTTTTTCCGCATACTGTACTGCGAGCTTTTCCCGTTCATCATCTTTTTTATCGGGCCAAATGATTGCACTTATTGGTGTCGGTTCCGGCATCATACCGGTAAAAATTTCATTGCGCAAAATCCGTTTGATAATTCCCGCTGCATATAAATTTTCTGTAAACAGCTGCAGCGACCGTTTCCGCAACGTAAAATAATCGACGCCAAAACCCCAAAGATAATCCCGCGTCGGACCGAAACTTGCAGGGTATTTATCCCCGTCAAATACGTCTTGCACAATATCGCGCACAAAATACGCCAGCACTGCATCTTGTTTTATTTCAGGTATTTGAGACGGCATAACACTTGTATCGTTTATATTTACCACGGCTGCACCCTCACCGCTCCGCCTGTAGGACGGACTCTCGTTTCCAAAATTGAAATAATGTTGAGCAATTCTTTTTGCCGTACATACAGCGATGATAAATCCGAACGCTTGACTGTTTGCCGGTCTTGTCCGGTATCAATCGTATATTCCTGCACCCCGCCGGAAGAGAGTGCCTCTTGCGTAAAATACAAAATCGCTTTTTCAATTTCATATAAAAGGCGGCGCGCATTGTTCAATTCGTCTTTCCAGAATTGCAGCGGACTATCATTGCTAAAAGAAAGGTCTATCAGTGCCATACTGCACATTATAAAATGCTAAAATCAAAAAGCTATTAACCGGCAGATATTTTTTAAGGTTCTATAAACGCGCCTGTTTTTGCGGCTTGCCAAAAGTGCACCCAGCTCAAACCCGGCAACCCCAAGGCATCGCGGCAATAGGCATCGGCAAATATTTCTAATGCAGCCATATTGTAGCCGTAGGTATCGAACGCATGATTGTCCGCGCCGGGACGCTGTTTCCAGATTGTTTTTTGATATTTATTTGTTTGTTTTTCGATAATGTCAACTTTGGTTTCCGCCTCGAACATTTTAAAATAATCGTCGCGGAAATCATCGGGAAAATTCGGATACCAATCGGGCTGATATTGACCTTCATTCCACATCGAAACGCTCATACTATTACTGATTCGGTCTTTCATTTTTGTTGTATTGATATGATAGGCTAACGGAAGTCCGATTCGTTCAAGCGTCGAACGGTCAAAAGTGCGATATGTTTCACCTGCCTTAATATATTCGGCTCCCTTACATGGATAAACACCGGCATAGTGCCTGCCTGCAAACGCATAGACATAATCGGTATACCGTCCCGAATCGACAAGTGTTATCATAATCTTGTAGACCTTACCGTCATCGCCGATAAAGCGGGTGTTTTCAATGTAGGCATCAAGCACATCCCACGGGCCGTTAAAATCTTCCGTGCCGCCGTCAATACTGAAAAAATCAAGCGTCCATGTTACACCGTTAGCAGAATAACCTTTTACATCGACAAACAAATTCCGTTTTTGCACGTCAACCGAACAACAGACAATCAGCACCGGCGAACCGGAATCGCGGACGGCTAAATCATTCGGAATTTTACCCCGTACAAAACCGGCGCGGCGGAACTGTACCGCCCGTTCGTACTGTATCTGCTTGCCCATTTCTTCAAACGTCAAGCCTTGCTTTGTATTGCGGAATGTCCGGTACTTTTCTTTATCGCGTACACGGTTATTTTTAATATCCCAGCACTCTGCCCATTGCCGCACCATATCTTCCCATGAATACATCCCCGGCGGATTATAGAGCGGCGACAAGTGAAACGACATAACGGCCGGAGTTTTACTTTTTGACGTTGCCCGCCATTCGCCTTTTTTGATAATCGCTGCCTTATCGTAATTTTTCATTAAGCGGCCGCAGAATTTACACTTATACGCAACGGTTTCCAAAAGCGGATTATAATCGGCATCATTTTCCCAGACGATACCGTAACGAGAACCGTCATCATTTTCACCGTGCCAGACAAGCTCCTGCATCTTTCCGCAATGCTTACACGGCACAAAGTATTTCTGCCGATCTCCGGCTTCATAGAGCCGTTCAATCTTGCTGGTCTGTTTGACAAGCGGAGTACTTCCCCAAAAGATTTTCCGTTTTGCCGAATATGCGTCCGTCCGGTTCCGCACTAAATCGACAACGGTTCCTTCGTTTTTAATCGAATCAGGAAAAGCGTCAACCTCATCCGCCATCACAATACGGTAACTCATACCACGGAAACGAGCAGGGGAGCGCCCGCCGAAACAGTGCAGATACCCGCCCGGATATTCTTTTGAAATTGCCGTGTCTCCCGTATCACGGCTGCCTTTCTGTTTCCTGTTTTGAGAAAAAATTAAATCACGCGCTCCAGCGTTATCAATCATCTTTTCAATTTTTGTCTGAACGGATGTCTTCATTAAGCCTGCATCAGCGGTTACGTATGCTTGAGGATTAGGATTACTCATAATGTTGTATAAAATTACCGTTTCAATAACAGCCGTTGTTCCGCCGAGCTGATTGCCTTTCATAAGCACAACTTCTTGCACGGGATTATCAGGCGCAAAACAATCGACAATCTTTTTAAAATACGGGAAGCGTTCCCAACTGAACCGTCCGGGAAAGGGTGTAAGATCGGCAGACAAGTACCGTACCCGTTCCGCAAACTCCGACGGCAATTCATACACCTGCTTTTCCGTCAAGGCTGCAAACCGTTCAATGAGAAAATCTACATCGCTTATCTCGTATTCAATCGATTGCATCAAGATAAGACCTCCCCGCCGGAAAAGGCAAACAAGCAGCCTTGCGCACAATGATCTTTAAAACGCCTTTCCTGTTCTTCAAAATATTCCTTATCAATTTCTGTTCCGATAAAATCAAATCCCATATCATAGGCAGCGATTCTACTTGAACCTGAACCCAAATGCGTATCTAAAATTATATCGCCAGCTTTTGCATAGTGTGATAAAATCCATTTATAAAGCGCTACAGGTTTTTGTGCTGGATGGATTTTTCCGCCGGTACGATTATCAAAATGAAAAATTTTTGCAGGGTTTGTAAAACTTGTCCAAGCAAATTCACAAGCGGAAAAACTTGGAAAAGGCTGGCATTTATCCCAGACGATGAAGCCTCGCGTTGGAGGCAACATAAAATAATTGCCGCCGAAGATAATTTGATTTTCCGACACTCGAAACAACTCTACAAAGTATTCTTTTGAAGGCGCCTTGTCCCATTGATTAAATCTTTTTGCCGTTCGATTCAAAAGTCGATTTTTTAATTTTCCCTTGCCACCTGCTGCCTTTCTTCCGGTTAATTCCTGTATGCCATACGGCGGATCAACAATAGCAAGGTTAAACTGTTTGTCGCTGCATTTTCTCATATAATCCATGCAGTCTATATTCAAGGCTTTATTCATCATCCTGTTCAGCCTCTAATTCGTTTTTTATTTCTTGTTTTAAGTCTGCGATTGTATCAGCAGCGCTGTCATCGTGGTATTTATGTTTTAAGCCGTTCAGTTCCCGGATGATATGCTCTTTTGCTCCGGCAAGTATCTTTGACAAATCCGTTTTCATCGTGTTTGCAACGGTTTTCCGCGCGGTTTCTGTATCTGCAAGTACTTGCGCAACGAGGGTATCAGCAACACTTTCAGGATATTCCAACAGCCGTATCATCAGATTATCCGTAAACTGAAACAGCCGTGAGACAACAAAATCTTTATCTACAAGTGTTAAACGGCGTTCTTTAATCCGCTGCTCTTTTTCTGCTGACTCCACGAGTATTTTTAATATTTTGGCATGTTTTTCCAGCGGCAAAATACCGCTGTACCGCATAACCAGCTCTTTCAACGTCAACGTGAGCAATTCTGCAGGAACGCCGATAGCGCGAGCTGCTGTCTGTTCTGCAAAAGGTTTTTGAATCGCATGCGTATGCCCGCCGGTACTTTTCACGTCAAAGCCTGCCGATTGCACGGTAAGAGCAGCATGAGCAACCTGCGTTTCCTCTAATTGCCGACGCTTCATAGCTAAATAGCCTGCATTCACGGGATTTTCGGTATCCAGCTTGCCCGCAGAGTTCTGTATAAGTGTTCCTTTTTTGATTTTTGCACAGATAGACTGTCGGGTAACCCCTGCTTGCCGTGCAAATTCAGCCGGTAATACTTCCATACCATCACTGTAAAAGGCTTACACAATAAAAGCTATTAACCTGTCAAACAAAAGTAAACCTTTTTATAAAATTGACAGACATTTGAAAACCGGCACTCGTCGCCGAATAATTGCACCGGGGTATACCCTCTGACAGTACCTACTACCAGTCTTATAAAATCGAATCCTTTACCGAATCAGACAAGTAAAACAAATTACAATGTTTTCCGCACAATTTTTTATTGGCAACGATAAATGAACTCACTTTTTCTTTTTTTTCATTTAACCTTTGCTTAGCTTAACTTTCTTACAAGTAAAGTAAATTGCTTTACCGGTAAAGCAATTAAAAAACAGTATTAAGTATATACTATGTATAGATTTATATTACTAAAATTAGAAAATGGTGTGAGTAGAAAAAAAAATGAGGCCCGCAAACACACACAAAAAAAAAAAAAAAAAAGGGGTT